CCACTGGTAAGGGTGGTGGCAACATGAAGGTCACAGTGAAGTGGGACGGTGCTCCTGCCATCATCTGTGGTGAGGATCCTGTCAATGGATTCTTCTTTGTCGGCACCAAGTCTGTGTTCGCCAAGACTGAACCCAAGATCTGCTATACCCATGATGATATTGATCAGTGGTATCAGGGAGAACTCAACACCAAGTTGAAGATGGCACTAGACCACTTGTCAAAGTTGCCTATCAAGGGTGTGATCCAAGGTGACCTCCTCTATACTGGAACTCCAACGCTCACCATGATGGGTGGCAAGAGATGCTACAAGTTCAAACCCAACACGATCACCTACTGTGTAGAGAAAGACACAGAGATGGGCAAGAAAGTTGCCAAGTCGCAGGTTGGTATAGTATTCCACACACATTACAATGGAGAAGACTTTGATTCTATGGCGGCGGGTTTTGGTGTTGACGTTTCTGGTCTGCAAGGTAACCCTGATGTAGCAGTCTTCTCCTCATCATTCACCAACACCAACGGTATCGCAAACCTCACACCAGGTGAGATGAACAAACTCACCCAGACAATGAGAGTTGCTAAGCGTAACCTAGACTCGTCTCGTAAGTTCTTGAATGAGATCGGTGGCACTCTGAAACCTATGCAACCTGCTGCTCTGTTTAAGATCTTCTTCAACCAGAAGATCAAAGAGGGTAGGATTCCTAGCACTCCACAGGCAATGCTGAATGACTTCAAGAAGTTCGTAGAGACTGCCTATGCCAAGAAAGAAGCAGGTGTGAAGACACCAAAAGCAAAGGCAAACTGGGAATCAAAGAAACAGGAGGCGATAAATTACCTAAATAGTAATAAGTCTGAAATCTATCGTGCGTTGGCAGGGTTTAAGAACCTCATCGCTGCGAAAGAACAGATCATCAACCGACTCAAAAAGATTGAGGGAGTTGGTACATTCCTAGAAGATGAGAACGGATACAAGGTCACGAGTCCAGAAGGATTTGTGGCAATCAAGGATGGCACTGCTGTCAAACTTGTTGATCGACTTGAATTCTCCCGTGCAAACTTCACCGTAGCAAAAGATTGGGGCAAATGAGATTTCGTCAGTTTATTATCGAAGCAGCACAAGCCGCTGCTAAGAAGACGACAGCAAAACCAAAGAAGAATGAAGTCGTAGACAAGCATGTCGCGATCACATTCGGTAGGTTCAACCCTCCCCATGCTGGTCATGGTAAGTTGTTGGATGCCGTGAAGTCTCATGCTGGTGACTCAGGTAACTATCGCATCTACCCATCTCGTTCTCAGGACCACAAGAAGAATCCTCTACACCCTGAGCAGAAGATTCAACACATGCGTGGTATGTTTAAGCATCATGCTGATGCTATTCAGAACTCGGAACAACATAGAAACATCTTTGACATCCTTCGTGATCTGCATGACGAAGGTCATGAGCATGTCACCATGGTAGTTGGTGATGACAGAGTAAAAGAATTCGAGAACCTAACTCAGAAGTATAACGGTAAGCATTACGACTTTAAGAGTATCAACATCAAGAGTGCTGGTGCTCGTGATCCTAACAGTGAGGATCCTATTGAGAAGTTGTCTGCTTCTGCTATGAGAAAGCACGCTCAGTCAGGAGACCATGACGCATTCCATGGTGGCACTGGTGGGTACAAGAAGTCTAAGGAGATGATGCAGCATGTCCTCGATGGCATGACACCTCCTAAGAAACCAGCAAAGACAAAAGCAAAAGAGAAGGCAGCAGCAGTCAAGGAATCTGTATGGGAGTATGCTCCTAAACTTGACTTTGAATCCTTCCGCGACTACTATATGCTCGACCATATCTTCAAGGTCGGTGCAATCGTAGAACATGATGACAGTGGTATTCGTGGATCTGTGGTCCACAAGGGTACTAACTACGTTGTGTTCAAAGACGAGTGGGGCGACGAGCATCGTGCTTGGTTGCAACACGTTAGTGAAGTGAATGAAGATGCTGATACCTCAAAGGATCAGTCAAATTATTCTGCCGATGATGGCAGTGGTAACGATTGGAAAATCGGTACTGATAAATATAGAATGGCGGTGCAGGCAATGACGCCTGGACAAGCAACGAAGAAGTTTTCTGATTTCAGGAAATCTGTCAAGAATAAATAGTTCTATCACTTTAATTAGACTGATGCTAGACATTAAAGTATCTGCCGCCCTCATGGGTTTCACGCAGAGCGAGCAAAGAAAGATCCTCGATGCCGTATATGGTGGCGATACCGTCTCTACTGAGCGCCTGAGTGAAGCAGTAAAGGTGGTCACACAGATCATTGAAGACCATGAAGAGGTGGTAGAGGGTTACGCTGGTTTCCCTATCGAGAAGGAACTGATCCAGAAGAATAAGGAGAGGTTCAAAGACGATAGGAACATCGGTAGAGTGATCTCCCAAGGAGGTCAGTCAATGGTTATCACTGGATTGAAGAGCGACGGTCGTTACCAGGTCGTCGGCAAGAAAGGTGAGAAGACCGCTAAGGCACCCGAAGATATTGGTCTCAATATGCAACGTGAGCATATTGACATCGATGATCTGCATCAGCAGATGGTGGAAGGATTGAAGCAAGCACGTAAGAACGTGGGCGCTTCTACTTGCTGGGATGGTTACAAAGCAAAAGGAACCAAGAAAAAGAACGGCAAGGAAGTTCCTAACTGTGTCAAGGAAGAAGATCAGATCGACGAACTCTATAAGGGTAAGCACGGTCAGTCTGAGAAAGAGTATCAGGACGGTCGCTCTGATGGCGGCAAGATGATCTCTGGCGACTCCAAGCACAGTGGTGCAGCATACTCACACCGCTCCTACAAGGGGGTTGGTAAACCTGCTAAACCAGGTGAGCGTCAGAAGCACCAAGGCAAGATGGACAAAGGCACCAAAGCTGATCTTGCTTATCGTAAAGCAAACCTCAAAAAAGAAGAGGTAGAGCAGGAGACTATCGAAGAGAAGAAGAAAGGTCTCTGGGCAAACATCCATGCCAAGCGTAAGCGTGGCGAAGCACCCGCTAAGAAGGGTGACAAAGATTATCCTAAGACCCTCAACATCGAAGACATCCTTCATGACTGGGATGATGAGGAACTGGATACCATCTCCTTTGAGGAGTTGGAAGCGATCTGTGTTGAGGCACTCGAAGAACTCGATGCAGACGTGCTGACTGAGGCACTTGACATCATCGATGGCATGGAACTCCTCTCTGAGGACTACTATGACTCTGCTGTTAAGGCGTCTAAGGAAGCAAGCAAGACCCCTGCTGCTAAGGCAGGTCGTGCTAACCTCCGTAAGGAGAAGATGAAGGCAGCACTTAAATCTGCTGGGTCTGCTGTCAAGAAAGGTTTGAAGACTGCTGGTAAGGCAGCGGCAAAGGGTGCTGGTTACGCTGCTGGTGCTACTGTTCGCGCTGCTAAGGCAGGTGCTTCGGAGTTCAAGAAAGGTTACGACCGTGGTCGTGAAGGATCTACTACGAAGTCTAAGTCTTCGACTGCTGTTTCTGGTGACACAACCCGTTCTAGTTCTAGTTCTAGCGGTGGATCAGGTGAGTCCCGTGTACGTCTCCGTGATAGAATCAAGTCTGGTATCAAGAAAGTTGTCGGTGGTGCTGCCCGTGCAGTGTCCCGTGGTTCTAGAAACCTGGCAAGACGCATGTCCGAAGAGCGTTATTCCTGGCGTAAAGAAATGGGAATGGACGAATGAAACCTGACCAGAACAAAGAGGTGACTACCAGCAAAAAGAAAGGTAACGTCACCATCAACCCTAAGAAAGAAGATCTCATGTCTGAATCACTAAGAAAGAAAATTCAATCCGAGGTGGAGGCACTACGAGAATCCGCCAAGAAGAAAGCAAAGCACATCAAAGCAGCCAAGGCAGGTAAGCGTTGGCAAGATTCCGATGGCGATGGTAAGTGGTACGAACCTGGCGAAGATGTTCGCAAGGAAGAGACCGAAGTCGCCGAAGGTGCATGTGCTCCCTCTGTTGATGACACTGCTGCCAAGGAGAAATCCAAAGAGCGTATGAAGCAGAAGATGATGCAGATGACCAAAGACTTTGACAAGCAGCGTACTGGACGCGCAGCAAAATGAACGAGGAACTAGCACACCTCAAACAAAAGCGCGAACATGAAGATCGTGATAACCGTATGAAGTACGGTAAACGTTACAAAGAAATCGTCGCTGCTAAAAAGAAGGAGAAAGAGAAGTCCACTCTTACAAAGAAAGGGGTCCGCGCACTGCACAAAGGTCAGTGGGGTTACATGAAGGATCGTAAATTCACTCCTGATTGACTATATAGAGTAGACCCTTTTGAGTATCAAACCATGCTTGCATTTCTACTCCCCCTCGCATCAAAAATCATCAAGGATGCCGTCGAAAAGATTCCCGATGACGCTGAACTTGGTGAGAAACTGATCGACATCTGCCTTGTTGTTCTTGGTAAAGCAGTGAAACTTACTAAGACTGACATGGACGACAAACTTCTAGAAACGGTCAAGGCAGCAATCGCTTCCCGCGACTGATTTCATAGGGGACTAAGGTCCCCTTTTTTTATAAATATAAAAAGGAACACAACAATCCGTAGGGAGAACAATGGCAATTTTCGGAAAAATTGATGCCGCAACCTTCTCGAACAACGTCGCGGTCACCAATGGTGACGCCACTGTTACGAAGAACGCAGCGGATACAGTAGCACAAGGCGACATCCTCGAACTGGGTGGCGTTGCTTACGTCGTAGCACAGGTCACCAGCACCACTGCTATCGAACTGCACAAAGCATATGCTGGTAGCACTAACGCTGCTCTGTCTGGTGCTGTGCGTAGAACTGCTCCTAAGGCAGTTGCAGAATTTGTAGTCAAGGGTGGCGATACTCGCTCTCGTGACTTGGTGTTTGTTGATGCTACTGAGCAAGCAGTTGCTGCTAACAAGGCTCGTGGTATCTGGGGTCCTGGTTGGTGGTTGTATGAGACTTACACCACTGCTGCTGGTGACACCCGTCATAAGGCAGAGTGCATTGCATTCGTACATGCTACTGCCGCTGCTGCTGGTGACGACGCTGATGACACCATTGTGGCAGACGTGCTTGAAACGATTACGATCGGTACTCAACCTGCTAACCAGACCACTTCTTCTGGTGCTGCAACCTTCACTGTTGCTGCAACCGTTGATCAGTCTGGCACTATCACCTATCAGTGGCAGAAGAAGACTGCTGCTGGCACCCGTTATGTAAACGTGTCTGGCGCAACCAGTGCATCTCTTGTGCTGAGTGGTCAACTCGCTGCTAACGATGGTGACAAGTACCGCGTGAAGATCAACACCTCTAAGGGTGCAGAAGAAGTCGTATCCGACGCCGCTACTCTGACATTCGGTAGCTAATAACAACTGACAATTTGATATGTACTTTGATGAGTTAAATGAGAAGAATCATTTAATGTTTGCCATCAAGTATTACGAGAACCCTCACTCAGTTACACTCGACGACTTCATGGAAGACATGAAGAAGTTTAAGTACCTGAAACGATTACTAAAAAGGTATATCAAGACGGGGGTTCTTCGTACTAACTTGATCTTGAATCATTTAATTGTTCTCTATAATGTATTTGGTGAAGGAACTCTACCTCTTCTGATGTATAAGTTAGAACGAGAGTATTGGTCCGTCCTTAAAACATTCATCATCTATCTCAATAGATACTCTGACGATGAACCAGGTTCATTGCAATCGGTAGATATTGATGACGATGTAAAAGCAGTATTAGATACGCTATGATTAACGAAGACGCTCCTACTAATTCTGTTGGCACTGGTGCTGAGACTGCCCTCCCTCCGTCTCATGAACCACCTGGTATCACCAGGCTTACTCGTGCCAAGGTAAAGAAGCGTCGCTTTGAGAAGAGCGTGTCTGATATGTTGAAGACCGAAGAAATCTCAGAACAAACTGACGGTTATCTACCCTTCCGTGTGCAGTATGAAGACTCACAAGACTTCATCCTCTACGGCAAGTCCGAAGCACAGGTCAAGATTGAATTGCGTAAGATGTATAGACCTGAGATGGCGAAGAAATTCAAAGTCAAGAGACTATATCCTGCCCAGGTGATTAAGTTCTATTGGGACAAACGACAACAGGCAATGAGTGTGCAGTAATGTTAGGGTTCGGGAAACTCAATACTATTGAGGCAAAATTTGAGATCTATGAAGATCTCTCTAAAAACATGTTGGAGAAGTTGGAGCGTGCTGTTGGTACAATCTCCGAGAACTCTAATAGAGTTGCAATCATCTTGGAACGACATGAGAATCGTTTGGATGAGGGCGAAAGAACTAATGAAGCGATCATGAAACTGGTCGAACGTGTAGAACAGAAGGTAGATAAGGTAGAAGAAAGAGTTAATCAACTGTCTAGGTTCCGTTGGATCGTCATCGGATGTACTGCTGCCCTAGTGACAGTCATGGAAGCGCCCGACATGATCAAAGATATGTTGACTTCTCGCGCTGAGTCTGGTAGCATTGTTGCAGTGGACTCTCGTATGAATGAGCACAGTCGATCAAGACTATATTCAGAGGGCATCGTACCGCCTGGACAAATTTAAGAAAGTCAAGAACGGACTTTACAATTTCCGCTGCCCTTACTGTGGTGACTCACAGAAGCACAAGAATAAGGCACGCGGATATTTCTTTATGATCAAGCAGCGTATGGTCTACAAGTGTCACAACTGTGGCATCGGTAGAACCTGTGCTAACTTCCTGAAAGAGATTGCACCAGAGGTATACTCTGAGTATCAACTAGAAAAGTATCGCCAAGGTCGCACTGGTAAAGGTAGCACCGTGGAAGAGATTGTATTGCCAGATAGTAAACCACGGTTTACTAACAGAGCACAAGATCTGAAAAAGATATCTGATCTAAATAATGAACACCCAGCGAAACAATATCTCCTCAACCGTCAAATCCCAGAAGAACAACTGGGGCGGTTTTACTATGCCGATAGGTTCAAGCGATGGGTAAACAGTCAAAAGCATACGTTCGATTCATTACAGAATGATCGACCTAGAATTATTATCCCTCTCATTGGTGAGGACGGTGTTTGGTTTGGAATCCAAGGTCGCTCTATGGATCCAACAAGCACGCTACGATACATCACAGTAATGTTTGAGGACAGACTCAAACTATTTGGACAAGACCATGTAAACTCTGAGGAAACGATTTATGTCACAGAAGGACCCTTCGACAGTGCTTTCATTACCAATGCTGTTGCTATGTGTGGCAGCGATGTTGACCACAGCACTCTTCCTTATCGAGATCGGGTCTGGGTTTTCGACAACGAACCGCGTAACAGACAAATCGTGCAGCGGATTGACGCTGCCATCAGAAGCAAGGAGAAGGTGGTCATCTGGCCAACGTCCGTAACTTGCAAGGACATCAATGACATGGTATTGCAAGGACTAAATCCTTCTGCTATAATTAAAGACAATACTTTCTCTGGATTAGAGGCACAACTTAAATTTACCGATTGGAAAAAAGTATGACCATCAACGTCGTCAAGCGTAACGGGCACAGCACGCCCCTGAATCTTGAAAAGGTTCATCAAATGGTAGAGCACGCTTGTCGTGATCTTGCAGGTGTTAGTGAATCTCAGGTAGAGATGAATGCTAACCTGCAATTCTTCGACGGTATCGAAACAAAAGATATTCAAGAGATCCTTATCAAGTCTGCAAATGATTTGATCTCTTTGGACGCACCTAACTATCAGTTTGTGGCAGCACGTTTGCTGCTGTTTTCTCTTAGGAAGTCAGTGTACAAGGCGCATCCTGACTCTCACCCCACCCTAAAAACTCAGGTAGACAAGGGTATTGTGCTCGGAGTCTATGACAAGACCCTTGCAGGGGCATACAGCGACGACGAGTGGGCGATCCTGGACTCATACATTGACCATGATCGTGACTATTTGTTCACATATGCTGGCATTCGTCAGGTAGCAGATAAATACCTGGTACAGGATCGGAGTAGCGGCGAAGTATTTGAAACTCCCCAGTTCATGTACATGCTAATTGCTGCAACTCTCTTCCAAAAATATCCAGAGGAGACTCGTCTTGAATACGTCAGACGATACTACGACGCAATCTCAAAGCACCTCATCAACATTCCCACACCTATCATGGGAGGGGTGCGAACTCCACTTCGACAATTTGCTAGCTGTGTTCTTGTTGATGTTGATGACACCCTCGATAGCATCTTTACTTCTGATATGGCTATCGGCAAGTATGTTGCACAAAGGGCGGGCATCGGTATCAACGCGGGTAGAATCCGTGGCATCAACAGTAAAATCAGAGGCGGAGAAGTTCAACACACAGGTGTTGTTCCGTTCCTCAAAAAGTTTGAGAGCACTGTCAGATGCTGCACTCAAAATGGCATACGAGGCGGAAGCGCGACTGTCCACTTCCCAATCTGGCACCAAGAAATCGAAGACATCCTAGTATTAAAGAACAATAAGGGAACTGAGGATAATCGTGTTCGCAAACTTGACTACTCTATTCAACTGAGTAAACTGTTCTATGAACGCTTTATTAGAAATGAGACCATCACCCTTTTCAGTCCTCATGATGTGCCTGGTCTATACGATTCTTTTGGCACTCCCGATTTTGATAATCTTTACACCAGGTACGAAGCGGACACCAGCATCCCAAGTCGTACCGTACCTGCACAGGAACTGATCCTGAACTTGTTGAAGGAACGTGCTGAAACTGGTCGTGTTTATCTGATGAACATTGATCACTGTAACGAGCACTCCTCTTTCAAGGACAAGGTGAACATGTCTAACCTGTGTCAAGAGATCACTCTGCCTACTGATCCTATCAATCATATTGATGAGGACGCTGGTGAGATTGCTCTCTGCATTCTGTCTGCTGTCAACGTTGGCAAGATCAGAAAGATTGATGACCTGGAAAACATTTGTGACCTGGCAGTACGTGGTCTTGAAGAACTGATTGACTATCAGGAATACCCTGTTGCTGCTGCACGTCGTAGCACACTGGCACGTCGTTCACTGGGTATTGGTTTCATTGGTCTGGCACATTACCTTGCTAAGAATGGTGTTAACTATGCTGACACTGAGGCACATCAACTGGTTCATGACCTTACTGAGGCGTTCCAGTATTACCTGTTGAAAGCATCTAATACACTTGCTAAGGAACGTGGTGCATGTGCTGGATTTGCTGGTACAAAGTATTCGGATGGAATTCTTCCCATCGATACATATAAGAAGGAGGTCGATGAAATTGTCGGCAACGAATTGAAATATGATTGGACATCTCTTAGGCATTCTATCGCCACCCACGGTCTACGGCACTCAACACTGTCCGCACAGATGCCATCGGAGAGCAGTTCCGTTGTGTCTAATGCAACAAACGGAATCGAACCACCTCGCGACTACCTGTCCATTAAAAAAAGCAAGAAAGGTCCCCTAAAACAAATCGTACCGCAGTACAACTCCCTGAGGGCGAACTATACCTTGCTTTGGGACATGCCAAACAACGACGGATACATCAAGATCGTTGCTGTTATGCAGAAGTTCTTTGACCAAGCGATCAGTGGCAACTGGTCTTACAACCCAGAGAACTATCCTAACAACGAGATCCCTGTATCAGTTATGGCAAATGATCTTCTGACTACTTACAAGTATGGATGGAAGACATCTTATTATCAGAACACATACGACATTAAAAAGGACGAAGAAACTTCTTCGACTGAAATGCTAGACAATCTTATCAATGACATCATGAGTGGTAATGAGGCAGAGTGTGATGCCTGCAACGTCTAGAACTGTACAAATAGAATTAAGTAAAGCACTCCAAGAGGACTTCGAGTCCTTTATGGAGTGTTGTGAATCATTAGAAGTAAAACCAAGAATCAATTCGTTTCTATATTATGTCGGCAACTACGGAACCTACGAGGCAGAAAATGGGAGTAACAGTCTTCAACAGCAAGAAGGTCAACGCTAATAAACAACCGATGTTCTTCGGTGCCCCATTGGGGATGCAGCAGTATGTCAACTTCAAGTATCCTGACTTTGACAAACTCACTCAAACACAACTAGGATACTTTTGGAGACCCGAAGAAGTCTCCCTACAAAAAGACCGTGCTGATTACAAGACTCTTAACGAGCAGCAGAAGCACATCTACACTTCTAACTTGAAGTATCAAATTCTGCTAGATAGTGTACAGGGTAGAGGACCTGGTATGGCATTCTCTCCCTTCTGCTCACTCCCAGAACTCGAAGGTTGCATGGGTGTGTGGCAATTTATGGAACAGATCCACTCTCGTTCCTATACTCATATCATTAAGAACGTATACCCTGACCCTAACACTGTACTGGATACTGTTCTGGAAGATGAGAAGATCTTGAACCGTGCCAAGTCTGTTACTAAGGCATACGATGAGTTCCTGGATGCCGCAGGATCTTATGCTGAGGGTAACATGTGGAAAGAGAGTTGGAAAGACTCACCCACTGCTGACTGGACACTTAAAGATCTGAAACGTAAACTTTACCTCGCTGTTGCTAATGTCAACATTCTCGAAGGTATCCGATTCTATGTGTCGTTCGCTTGCTCGTTTGCGTTTGGTGAACTCAAACTTATGGAAGGATCCGCGAAGATTATCTCTCTTATCGCACGAGACGAAAGTCAACATCTTGCACTTACTCAAAAGATAATGTACAAGTGGAAGAAAGGTGACGATCCCGTCATGCAAGAGATCCACGAAGAAGAAAAAGAGAACGTCAGAGCGATGTTCGCAGAAGCAGTTGCCGAAGAGAAGGAGTGGGCACACTACCTGTTCTCTCAGGGCAGCATGATTGGTTTGAATGAAAGACTTCTGAGTCAGTATGTAGAATGGGTTGCTAACCGTCGCATGAAAGCGATCGGTCTACAACCAATGTTTGATATCCCCGCAAGTAACAATCCATTACCCTGGACCGAACACTGGTTAAATAGTAAAGGTCAACAGAACGCACCTCAGGAAACTGAGATCGAGTCCTATGTAGTCGGAGGGATTAAACAGGATGTGGATTCAACGTCTTTTGCGGGTTTTCAGCTTTAATCTGTTACCCCATGTCGAAGAAAAAATGGAAGATCAATGGTCGCCGTCGTCTTCGGACGACGGAGGAGAAGTTGATTGGCTCTCTGAAAGACCCGAAAACTGGTATCAGGGACCACTTGACTTATCTTACTCGTTTGAAGAGGGAGTTGAAGAACTACAAACCTTATAGAAAAGGAAAGAAAAAGTAAAAACTGTTCTTTTTGATACATTCGAGTTGCATAAATAATAATGTCATGTTAGTATGACATTACGTTCATCCAATGATCAGCACACTGCTGGCATTAACCCTTGCCCATCATGATCCGTCACCCTATGGGTGGCACATGTCTTGTGAAAGGTTCCTACAATTAAGAGTTGAAACTATGTTGAGAGATGACATCGATCAACGATCGAAGTATAGTCTCATCAACTATTTCAAGTCGAAAGTAGAAGGGGAGTGTAGTGGTATGTTAATCTAGGACGCAAGTAGATCGCGGAACGGAGCGTTCATCCCATGTTTGAGTTACTACTCTATTCCAACATATCTTGTGCTGGTGCTATCGATATCATCGATCGTATCAATGCACATGAACACATGGATGCAGCGGTCAAGGTAGAACTGATTGAAGTAGTTCAAGAAGCAACGCCTGACTGTCCATGGGACGCAAACGATTGAAGGAACGGAACACGGATCCCCGAAAGGGTTAAGGTGCAAAATCCATTCATTCAGGAGTTAAAAATGACTACTATCACCTATCGCGGCGTCAAGTATGACGCAGAGCAGTACAAAGCAAAGGTTCTTCAAGAACAGCAACAGGTAAACCGCTTTAACATGATGTATCGTGGACTTAAAGTGGACCGCACTGTCGTTAAGGAGAAAGTCTGATGCTATTAACCACCGAGATTTGTCTTGGCATGGTTGTAGTTCTTTCTTTACTCTACGGTGAGATTGTGCTTCTTTATAAGAAGGGGTGACATACGATGAAGATCAAGATCTCTTTTGATTATGATCTTCCAACGTACGACCCTATTAAACACGATCCAGACAGAGCATATGCTCTCTTGACTTACCGAGGAGTTTCGTATGCCAAGTGGGTTAATTTGAAACCCTTCAAGGGCATACCTAGTTGGAAAATTACTGCTTGACAAACGAATAGACAGGACCCTCAGGGGTCCTTTTCTATTACATATAAATCATTATGTTCCTATGGAGGGAAACAAATGCAAATCTTTCTTGACAGCAGCGATGTCGCTGAAATCTCGAAGGCGGTAGACACAGGACTGATTGATGGTGTGACCACCAATCCATCTCTCATGTTGAAAGCAGGTGAAGATCCAAGGGAAGTTTTGATGCAGATCTGCGAAATGTTTTCGTGGGACTCCTCAGTATCTGCTGAGGTTTCTGGCGAGACATGCGAAGACATGCTAGAAATGGCGGATGATTATATCCAAATCAATCCCAACATCACTATCAAAGTGCCGTGTACAGTTGAAGGACTGAAAGCATGTAAGGCACTAGCAGAGGATGAGATCCCTGTTAACGTAACACTGATCTTCTCAGTTGCTCAGGCAATCCTTGCTGCAAAAGCAGGTGCCACATATGTCTCACCATTCGTTGGTAGATGTAATGACAATTCATTCAGTGGTGTAGAATTGATTCGTGCCATTGCACAAACCTATGCTGTGCATGGTATCGAGACTAAGATTCTTGCAGCAAGTCTGCGAGATGTGCATCACGTATCTAGATGCTACATGTATGGTGCCAAGGTAGTCACCATGCCACCGAAAGTATTCTGGAAAATGTATGACCACGTATTGACTCGTGAGGGTCTTGCTAAGTTCAACGAGGACTGGGCAGAGGTCTTGAACATTATGAAACAAAATGAAATTGAGATTACTGATTTAGCATGAGCAACGAACCGATTACAGTTGACGATTACAAAGTTGTAGCAGACGAATTCTTCTCGAAGTATAACTTCGTGGTAGAACGTCTTGGACCTGGACCGACTAAGGCAGAAGACGTGCTGAAAGTAATGGAAGCAATGACTGGTGCCGTAATGAAGGAAAGGATTAAAAACAAAATAGGACCCTTTGGTTTTAACAAACAGAATGAACTATCAAAAAGTGAAAGCGATTGCCCACAACCTGAAACTGCTAGCGCAGAGTCTTGAAGATGCAATCAAAGAGGATGTAGATGCGTACAAACCTCCCACAGAATCTAATCGTTTCGGTTATAGATATGATGACGATGATGATGGGTACGCAGATTGAAACCTCAAAGCGCCAAAGCGAAAGGACGTAACTTCCAGAAGTGGGTCCGTGACATGCTGATCGAACACCGAGGCATCCATCCTGAGGATATTGAATCCAGATCGATGGGTGCTGGTGGTGAGGATCTAATCATGGCACGAGACGCACGGAGGAAGTTTCCTTTTAGTGTAGAATGTAAGAATGTAGAACGACTAAATGTCTGGGATGCTTATGAACAAGCACAGGCAAACTCAGGAGACCATGAACCTATTCTATTCATGAAGAAGAATAGGAAGAAACCCCTTGTCGTTGTTGATGCCGAATGGTTTATTAAACATGTTCACAATTCCGATTGAATCTTTTAAGGTCCCTAACTGGGACTACTGGAAACCTATCATCATGAACCAGTGTGATGAGCACAGTCCACAAGCACATATAACTGGTGGACGTGTCAATACACACGAGATGGACACTGACTATCATGATCTAGTCAGTAACAAGTCCATGCCAAAGTATTACTATACTGTTCTGGACGCCCTGGAACCTATCCTAGATGAGATGCAGACGGACTATCCTCTGGACATCAGGAACATCGTTGCTATGTGGCACCAGACTACAAAGAGTGGACAGTTCCATGGAGTACACAACCATGGTCCTGTTGGCATCACTGCTGTACTGTATGTGGACTTCAAACCTGAGATCCATAAGGCAACTACATTCTTCGCACCCTTCCACAACTACATCAATGGTGAGGTGGTGGACTACATGCCTGATGTGGAGGAGGGAGATTGTGTATTTTTCCCATCGTACCTGCCACACATGCAGGAACCCAACTTCACTGATGTGTCAAGGACTATCATCTCGTTCAACATCATGGGTAAGGAGATGACACCTCACAAGGTGGACCCAAGACCTTGACGAACGACCTTTAATGCATATATAATATCAGGAGAGTTCTTCAACCAACAATGGACCAGTTCCTTGACAATGATGACTTCGAGATGCTTGACATCTTGATCGACGAACTACATGATCTGGTAGAAGATGGTAATGTGCATGAAGCAATTAACTTGAATACTCGTATCCAAAATACTTATGAACTATCGTGACAGATACGTCACTGTTGACTTAGATGATGAGGAGTTTAATGCAATCTCTACATTCCTTGCACAACAGAAGAACTTTGAACAGACTGAAATCGAAGGGGTTAGGACATGCGACGTATGTTTCGTCGATGATCCAGACCTCAATGAAGTCGTGCGCCAATGGGTAACCAAGGTAAACGAAGCAGCATTATGGGATTTCAACATCGATTATCTAGAACCCCTGCAACTCACCAGGTACAAAGAAGGAGACAAGTATGACTGGCATCAAGATGAATCGGAATGGCACAAAGACAAGAGAGAAGAAGGTAGGATTCGTAAGATCTCATTCACTCTATTGTTAAACGATGATTACGAGGGCGGAGAGTTCTCACTAATCAATCAAACCATTCCATTGAAAGCAGGACAAATGATTTTCTTTCACTCAGATGATTATCACGCAGTAGCACCAGTCAAGTCTGGTGAACGCCTCTCACTCGTAGGTTGGATACAAGGACGCCCC